ATGTTAAATTTAGATATTTGCCTATATGCTAAAAAGATACAAGGATATATTGTTTTGGCTATTTATAGTCATTATGATAGGATTGATACTCTTTGGGATTTATTACTTGGTCATTGAGTACCCATATTAAACAGGAGAGAAATATGATTGATAGGGAAACCATCATGGAGTTTTTGGAAGTTTCGTTCGTGGATGATTATAAGGTCACTATAAATGAGCAGTTTACTTTTTTGGATGAACAGGGTAATCCTGTCCCCGATTCGCCTTTGTTTGATGTAGATGCCGTAATTAACTGTTCAGACCCAAGGACGGCAAAGAGGCTAATAGAAATCGTATTGATAGATAAAACCTTGAAGAAAGAGAAGTTGGAGCTACTAAGCGAGATGGTACTATCTTCTGGATATAAAGCAAAGAATGTCTTTATCTATAACATTGATTCTGAAAAAGACGGTTATAAGTTCCTTGAAGCTTCGATTGAACGCTGGGGAAAGGATGGATGCCTTAATGAAAGTATCTTTAGATATGTGGTCGCTGCAAATGGAGTGTCCGCAACCTTCCAGATTATTGACCAATAAGTACCTGATTTAAAGACAAAAATTAAGCCCCTTAATTGGGGCTTTATACTTTAGTCCATCATTATATGTAGCAAAAAAAGTTGTTATGTTACATGGTCATACAAAAAAAAATATATTGCATTAGTGATTATTTGAAAAACAGGCATAATTTTCTTTGAAACTTCTGGAAAGAATCTACTTAACCTATCCCAAATAGTCAGGAGGCATGTAACAATAGTCAATATAGCTGCCAATTCAAACATATAATAAAGGTACAAAAAATCAGTTTCCTTTAAATAAATGTACCTCTGATTTTCTTCTGTTAATCAATCCCTGAACAATTTTCCCCTTGTGACGCACCCACCGCATAAACTGCTTTTCTATTTCCCCGTAGTTGTTCGGGTTGTTGTTGATTACCTTTAATAATGTGGAGCGTTTGAAGTTGTGACTGCCAACATTATACGAAAGCGATACCAATGCATCGAACTGGTTCTGGTTCAATTGTACCTTGACATATCTGTTTACTGCATATTCAAACTTTGATACGACTACCTTTAAAAGTTCCTCGGCTTCTATTGGTTTTATCAAATCCCCTTTCTGAACTGGCGAACCGTCTTTATAAAACGTATTGCCGTAACCGATAGTCCAACGGTCTGTTGGCAATGGTCTATAAGCTTTTAGCCTTAACTGCTCCCATTGTTTGATATGTTCCAATCCTGATTTACTTGTTTGCATTTAGTAGGTTTTGTAACGGTTTGGGAAGAAGGGGCTTCAATCGCTTTAACAAGTTCATTCCAGTAACGGCTTCCATGTTCTCAAAGATTGACCAAACTTCTATTGCAGCAGGTAACAGTACGGACAGTTCGGTTATTGAAAATGTCTTGCCCAACAATGCTATTGGCGTAGAACCAAGTACCAAGGCTTCAAAGACCAGTACAACCAGAATACCTATTCCATATTCATAGGTCTTTCGCCAAGTCTGCCTTAACGCATAGCTTTTGATGCTTTTCCAGAACAGTTTTTTAAATGGGTTGAATGGTACTTTATCCTTGTGTAGGTTCTTCTTTATCCCTGTCAACAAATCAATGGTGATAAGGATGAAAAGACCTATCAAGGCAGCTTTGATTGATATAAGCATTGATATTAAAGGGGTAATTGCCAAAAAGGTTTTCTTGGCTAAGGTTAAGTTTTGGAAGAAATGGGCAAAAGATTTCATTGGATTAGAATAGTTTTATGGAAGCCCCTACAACAACGGCTTTTTCGTTTAAGTTGTATCCTGCATTGTAAAGCATTTTAGGCGTTTTTAAGGTTAGTTTTGGTGTGGTCTGGATTGATGGTGTCAATTGTACATCCAATCCCGTGTAAAGGCTGTATTTAGGTCTTTTGGTCTTTACTTCTATCTGCTGTGGAAAGATGGTATAATCGACCTTTTGTGATTTCAAAGTACCGATTACATTTGATTCAACAACAATCTGTTGTGTGGAATCCATGAAGGTTTCCTTGTAGGTTCGCTCCGTGATTGCTTCCTTGTATTTTTCCAACCTTGAAACCGAATCTTTTAAGCTTTGATACTCCTGTAAAAGTTGTTCGTTTACTGGATTGGGTACTGCAACAATCTTTGTTGTACCTTCTTTGTAAATGGTATCATACTTAACTACTGGCTCAGGCTCGACAACTTCAAACTGTCCTTTCTTTTCAGGTACGGTTATGGTAACGGTCTCCTGTTTCCTAAAGACTAGGATTGCCAATAGGATGGCTATAATTCCGTATGGTAGATATTTCTTTAACAAAATGATGTAGATGTAAATGATGAACCATTCCAGTACCTAGCCCTTGTACCATCGCTGTACCATCTGGAAGGGGCAAAAACGGTGGCTTCAAAGTTTGACCAGATTTTAGTTGTGTTAGCCCATGTTTTTCCGTACTCAATAAAGAATACGAATTGTGTAGCGTTACATGCTGATGAAGCACTGGACGTGCTATAACCTACGGTTTGTTGTTTAGTTCCAAACCCCCTGAAATGGTCATAGTTCCTGAAATTAAGCAATTGGTTCTTAGACCCTTTATAGGCAGAATCAAAACTTGCATCATTGGATTCAGCAAAGCATTCCAACAAATCATCTTGACTGTTGGGAAGTTCATCTATCACATCTTGAAGGGTGAAATTTGTTGTATTGGGTACTGCCATTATAAAAGTTCCTTTATGAGTAAATCCAATTTCGTTTTTAATTGTTGTACCTCATTTTCGAGATTTTCAATTTGATTGTCCTTTTCAGCCATTTTAGCTATCAACAGGTCTGTATATTTGACGGATAACATTCCGTGGTCATCTTCTACAACAAACTCTGGATGTTTTTCTTGAAGTTCTTGGGCAATAACCCCAATCTGTTTTTTGTCACCCTCAATCCAATCAAAGGTTTTCCATTTTACTGATATTGGCTTTGGATAATAATCTTCAATGTTTTCTTTTAATCTTTGGTCAGAAGAAAGTATAAAGTTGGTTGCCTGTACTGTACCGTTTGCCTGTATGGTATATGTGGTGCTTACGGAAGATGTATCAGTTTCACTATAACCAAATCTTGCATGGTTGGCAACTGTTAGATAACCATTGGTAGAAAGAGCCATTGCCCCTTGATTCACACCGTGGGCATCATCCCCCCACCAAAACCCCCTATCGCTGTCATTGTTCATTTGGAATGTCATTGCATAATCGCTAAGGCTTCCGAATGTGACACCCGATTGCATTCCGATTGTATAAAGGTTAGAGTTCCAAACTCTAATTTTATCACGAGAGGAAGTTGTGTTATGGTTTATAACAGAACCTGACCCTTGTAATGAAAGGTCATCTCCACTACCCAATGTTACCCCACCGTTTGCTGTAATCAGCCCAGATACGGTCAAATTGCCTAAATTGGACAACCTCATTCTTTCCGTTGGTGTACCGTTCAAGATATGATGCCATACCATGTTAGATGAACCTGCACCGTTCTCCACACCGATTCGATACCCATTAGTACCTGCATCGTTAAGAAAATCTATTTGACAATCTTCCCTACCATCATCATCAATATTACCCGTGTCACCGTTTAGTATAAGTTTTGCAGGTGAAGAATTGCCGTTGATTTTAATATCTCCGTTATGGACGTGTATATTACCACCGTAGAAATCAGATGTGCCATAACTTCTAATTATAGTATTACTAAATCCAGAAGATGCCATATTGATAACACCACCTGAATTGTTAGATTCCAATCTAGCGTATTTTTCAGATGACTTATAGGCTTCAAACATGGCATTGGAAGCAGTTGAAAGTAGTCTTAATGTACTTGTTGAAACAGCATCTAATCTCAATTCCCAATCAGAAGCATCTGCATCGCTTCTGTGGAAATCGATATATCTTCCAATATCCATCGTACCTATAGTACTTACTATGGGAATTACATCCCACCTATTACCAGAAACTGTTGTTTGCCTACCATCCAATAAATCTGCATCAAGCCCACTTCCAGAACCATCATTACCTTCATGCCAAACTCGCCATTGGTTATTAATCCTTACACCGTTGACAGTATCATAGGTGTTTGAAAGACTTAGATAGTTATTTGTTGAATCCCCAAAACCAATCCATCCCCTTTCCGAATTGCCACTATCTTTTAAAGAAATATATCCTGTGTGGGCATTTCCCGTACTATTTGTATCCCTTAATGATAGTATAGGCGTGGTTGTTTGAATAGCTATCCTACTATTAAAAAACTGCTCCGAAGATGTATCTTTTCTTGCATAATTAGAACCATCCACACCATCTAATAGGTCTGAATCTGCTGCTTTTGCAGATATGCCCAAGTACCTAGAATCAAACCCTGTGTAGCTTGAAAGGTTGGTTATGTCGGATGTTGTATGAGTATGGGCAGAAGGTGTAAACGTTGTTGGTTTTCCCGTTATCTCTATCCAATCGTGTGTATGGCTCAAAGGAGCGTAAAAGGCTGAATAATCCCCTGATAATGCTGTTATAACTCCTGTTCTTCCAAAGACCGAATCAACAGGAGCTTGACCCCCTCCAACTTGAACGTAAGTTGAACCTGACCAACGATAGGTAAAGTTGGTATCAATAGCTAGGTAAATCTTTCCAGATTCACCAGTTGCAGGGAAAGAAGCCAAATCTGCAAATTCCAGAACGTCATCAATACCATCGGGAAGATATTGCGTTGGTATTTGACCACTTCCATTTAAAGGTACATATCCGTTTGCCTGTCCCTTTTCGCTCAACAATTGATATGGGCTTAAATCTTGGTCGCCCGTGTTCGCACCGCTAAGATTGTTCAGGTCGGTTATATGTTGGGAAGTTATGTTCGCTGCCTGTGAAGCTGTAAATATTGGGTCGGTCTCGGAAGTCAAGTACCCTTCTGTTGAATGGTCGCCCCATCCAAAAGCTGTCTCCCAATTGTTCTTATTGGTCAACAGGTCATCAATAATAGTTTTGGTATAGTACCTAGAATCGAATCCAGTAAATGAGTTTAATAGATTGTACCTACTTACTTTCTTCGATGTACCTTGTGGTGAACTGGTAGTATCTGAAACGTCCACAACATGAAGTAAATCTGTGTCCTGTACTGCTGTTAAGGTTGATTTGTCCGTTAATCTTGGCATAGTTAATTGAATAAGAAAAATTCGCCATCCTGAAACTGGACAGCTTGATAATCCTGAAATTGATAGTATTCTGTTGTTGGGTCTGAAACGTCAATAAACCCGTTTGTGAAAGGGTCTGAAACAAAGGGTACGGATAAGGTTTCCTTTCCCTTTAGGGTCATACGATAGCCATTAAATGAACTCCTGCTATCTCCCGTCTCAATGGTAAGTCCCTCGCTTTCCAATCCGTTTTCCAGACCAAGGATGAACCAATTGCCGTTCCTGTCCTGAACCAACGCCCGTAACTCGATATAGTTAAGGGTCATCATCTGTAAAGTGGTCTGTACATCAAGCTTCCTGAACTCAACAGTTAAAGTCTGGTCGTAACCGTCACCATTTCTTGATTGTGAAAAGGTGTTGTTTCCAGTCAGTTCAAAAAGGTGGACAAAAGTTGTTGGAATAGATGTAATTACATTACCGTTAAATCCAAAGGCATTGCGCCTATAAGGGGTGAACTGTGCTAGATAAAGCTTCTGTAAGCCCCCAATCGAATCTTTACAACCATCCTTTCTACCTCTTGATATACTGCTTGCCATTTTAGGTTAAGTTTTTTGGTTACAAAAAATGCAACCTCATTAGCCGTTAGGCGTTAATCTAGTTTCCAACCACCGTACAAATCGCTTGTATCTGGTTGTAGGTCATAATTATTGTCTTGTGCCTGTCTGTATTCAGGTAAATTTTTATCGCAAAGGAATCTTTCCAACCTATTGATATAGGTATCCGCTTTGTCCCTCTGGTTCTGAACCAAAAAATCAACTTCCGTCTTGCTTACTGGTTCTGAATTTTCTGGATTGTTCTTGAAGATTCCACCATTTGCAACATTGTACGAAGCTGTCAAAATGTATTCTGCTGCAACTGAATGGTAAAGGATTGGTTTAATGTATTCTTCGTGAATGGTCTTGTAGTCACCAGTCAGGGTATTGGCTGCGTAATCGGCAAGAACCTTATCGTAAAGCTTAGTTCCTAAAATTGGCTCGACAACAAATACTTGCGCTTCTCTAATTACATGGAGGTACTTGTTAACGTCTATGTTTGCGCCTAGTGGCGTATTCTTTGTTATGTCAATTGCTTTTATCAATAATACTGTTGGCATAGCTTAGTTTAATTTCCAATGGTTATTTGATGGGGATGCAGATTGCGCTACTTCTTTTTCATTCTGTGGTAGCCTTGCCAAGTCCCTTTTTTCTGGGTCTAGGTCAAGTATCATTCTCTGGGCTTCATTTACCGAAATCTGTTTGTTGTTGGTCTTTAGATATACCCTTCTTTCCCAGAAGTGTTTGCAGTTCACGCCAAGTTTTAAATCATGGGAACAGCCTTTGTATCTCCATATTGAATAAGTATCTGCCCCACCTGCTCCAAGACCTGCATTGATGACCAATTGCCCTGCTTGCTCAATATCTTCCTTACGGTACACTTTACCTGCCTGTACCATCTTTCTACAAAATTCCCTACTGTTATCACTAACAGATTGCGGTGCATATACATACCTGACCTTAAAGAGAACATTATCCTGATTAGAAGCATTACTTGGTGAGCTTTGCACGGCATCTGCCAAATGTGCCTCAAATTCCAATTTAGGTTCAACATTGACTGGTTGGGAAGCTATAAGGGTGTATCCCTCCAAATCCGATTCATCCTGTCCCATAGCAATTAGGGCGTTAGCAGTAAAATTGTCTTGCTCTTGATGCTTTGACATTTCCACGGCTTCCCCCTCATCTTGTTTTGTACCATCTTCTTTTACAAAGCTGATATTCTGCTCAAATTCAAGTTCAGTTTGGATTCCGTTTACTTTTAAGATTTCGTGAAAACCGTCAAGGATAATTTCTTGTATAGGGTTGATTTCCATTGCATACAACAACTTTGTAGCTGTTTCGAGTTCTTCGGCATTGTTCCCAAGTCCTGTATTGTCCTTGATACCAAAAAGCATAGGGCTTGTTACCCTATGACCCAACATTATCTGCGTTCTTGCCTCATTGGTACAGAACTCCCATTGTTTATGACTGGTATTTGTCGGGAAAGCTTCTACCGTGGTCTGCGCTTCCTTATTATCGTTAAAGCTTATGATTACCTTACCTGCATTTGCTGAACCAGTTACGCTATTCTTGATGGTTCTTTCCACCTTATCCCTAAGTTCCTTGGTAGGTACTCCGTTGTTGTAGTTGATTACGAAACCTGCTGAAAGACCATTTTGGATATGGTTCACAAAATAGTTTCCAATTTCATCTTCCATTTTGGAATAGTTCAAGGATGCTATATAATCTGGAAGGGCATAGTATAGGTTATCGACCTTATCAAGTTCTATTTCAAGGATTTCAATTTCTTCCCTGCTTGTTCCGAATGCAGGGTACGCAATAGGTTCGATTTTGTTTGACTGTTTCCAATCCTGACAATGCCAATAATGGGTAATGTCCCCATCTTCGTTAAGTTTATTTGGTGCTACGGATTGCCTTGGTATATGAAAAGCACCCGTGACCTTTCTAAGTGTACCTTTCCCTTTGGAATAGATTACCTGTATTGTGGCAGACCCGAAAAGCTTTAAATCCTTGGTGATTTTCCTAACGTCCTTTTTCGGGAACAATCTTTTTATAGTGTCCTGTAATTCTGGATTCTCGGTAACAAGTCCCTTCCCGTAGATAAGTTTGGCATACCTATCAATGATTGCCATGTTGGTGGTACTGGTTTTGTACCTATCCAATAGGTCATCAAAGAATTGGTTGTTTTTCCCAAACAGTACCCAATCCTTGCCAACTGTCTCTTTGACCTCTGGCATTTCATAACTCGACAATTCAATGAATGCTATTGAATGTTCCTTTGGTGCTTGGTTCTGTGTACGCTTTCTGGCGTTTTTGATTGTAGAATTTGCCATTATATAGTAAGTAGGTCTTGATTAAGATTGTAGTTCTGTGACTCTTGGGCTGTAATGAAGATTTTCCCACGGTACATTAGGTTATCGGAAGTGTCCGTTACCTCAAAGGTGTAGTTGTCGCCCTCTGAAAAATCATGGGTCAATTGAACCGTCATAAAACCATTGCTATAAGTGGCAGCTAGTTCCAAATCGGTATGTACCTCCGTGAATTCATTGACCAAGGAAATCTTGACCGTATCGGCTTGAAACCTTGGGATGAAAATCAGTTCTTGGGCTGTATCTATGGGTTGTAGGACATTCATATTGGAATAACAAAATGGAAGGTTATTTGGAAGAAAATAAAAACCCCATAACAGGACGTTACGGGGCTAAAACATGGAAAGAAAGAGTTGTTTTATGCTGAAATATTGCTTGAAGAAACAAGTGCTTCCAATGCTGTTATGGTAGCTGCATCCAACCAAGGGGCTGCGCTTCCCTCCTGTGCCTCAAAGGTCAAGTTATAACCGTTGAAATCGGATTTTGCACCACCTGTGTTTATGTCACTTCCAGTTAGGTCATTACCCTCCGTAATACCTGCAACAAAATAGTTGTCCATTCTATCACGGATTACCAAGATTGGACGACCCTTAGCCATTAAATCAACCTCCAAAGAAGTGTCCTTATCAAGCTTTTTAAGTGCCAATGTCGTGGTCTGGGTGTTGACGGTCGTACCTGTGTTCCTATCGGATACGGGCGACTGTACAAAACTGTTCCCATCTGCTCTAAGTTCGTATTTGAATGCCTCCGTAATACCTGCATTGATTGCAGTAGCTTCACCGCTTGCAACGGTAAAGGCATCTTCTATATAATTGATGAAGTAGGCTGCTTTAACCCCTCCCAAGGTGTCCTTGCAAGGTTCAGTCCTACCTTTTGTAATGCTACATGCCATTTGATTGTCTTGTGTTAAAAAGAAAAGGTGGATAGGGCAAGCCCTTCCACCCTCTTTGTTTGGTTAGTTTATTGATTTGGTTTAGGCAGCTACGTAGTAAACTACTTCTTCACTGTGACCGTAACCAGTACCACCACCGAATACGATTTTGGTTCTTACGTTACCGTCCAATAGAGTAGCATCTGTATCAACAGCACTTACTTCGTTTTCTGGGTTCTGAGCATCGGATACAGCCCATACGTTAGCAGCTTGGTAAGCTATGACGGTGTTGTCCGCCAAGTGTGGTACTTCCTCAATCATGTACCTTCCGAACTTCATTGACTTTTCGTCACCGTCCGCCAATTGCGTAATACCTTGGCTAATCAAAAGTTGCTCGTAGGCTAAGGCAACATTGGAAGAAACAACGATTTTAAGGTCTTTTTTCTTTCTAACGGTACTTGGGATAGCAGCTACCACTTTTTCAAGTTCAGCTACAACATTGGTTTTTGTGATAGCAGCACCTAAAGCGGTTGGCTTGACTACATTTGCATCAGCATCCAACAACGGAACAAGTCCACCGAATTCACCTGCTGTTGCAGAAGTCCCAACCCAAATATCCTTGTCGAATTTCTCGGCTGCTTTCTCCATTCTTTCTTCCATAATGGCTTCAAGAATGTCGTCAAACTCATTATGGGCAGAAATGAAAGTTTCTTTACAGACTTCCCTTTGCGCCATGATTCTTTTTACGGTAACTGAATTACCATCCAAGGTAATTGTACCTTCTGGATTCCATCCGCAAGATGCGTTTGAGAATTCCCCTGAATCGCTCAAAGAAGGGATGTTGAATTTATACCTTACGTTAGGTGCGAAAGAAACCAATCCTTTTCTGATGGTTTCCGCTTCGTGAAGTGCAACCCTTACGATAGTACCTGCCTCACCTTGGTATGTTTGGTTGTTTGTGTTTGTAGTTGGCATTGTTTTAGTAGGTTAAGTATTGTTATTTTCTGTTTGATTTGATTGCTTCCTTCAAGGATTTGGGAGTACTTGAAAGTTTGGTTTCTGTTGGTTTGATTGGCTTGGTTGCAGGAGTTTCAGAAAGTTGGGTTTTCAACTGCTCAATTTCTTGGTCTTTCTCTTGCAATTGGTTTCTAAGGGTCACTACTTCATCTTTTACTTCTTTTGAAAGTTTGGCAAGTGCTTCCTCAATTTCTTCCATTGAAGCATCTTCGTCAACCTCAACAGAGATTTCAGAAACGACACCATCGGCAACGGTTACTTTTCTACCGTCCTCCAATTCGTGTTCTCCATCTGGTGCAGGTGTACTACCTTCTTCACCTACGATGAAAAGTGCAGTACCTACTTCGATTTTTTCACCCTCAAACTCGACAACTGTACCATCTTTCAATTTGTCCTGTGACAATTCAACAGTAGTGGTTTCAGTTTCTTGGGTTTCTTCTTTTTGTGAGGAAAAAAGGGCTTTGATTTCTTTAAACCCTTCTTTGATTACCTCTAGGGTAGTTTTGCTTTCGCTCATTTGTTCTTTGTTTAGTTCTAGTTTGTTCAATGAGAATAGCCCATCAATGGAAAAGCCTTTGATTTTGCCAGTTTTTACATAATCATCCCATAAGTCTTGATTGTCAACTTTCATCATGGCTACCCATGAGCCTTTAGGGGCTTCCAGACCGTAGGTATTGGACTTGTCATTTTTAACATCTTCGACAATCCATGATTCGACTACGGAAACACCTGATAACTGTACCTCGTGTTCTATTGAACTGTTGCCGTTGTAGTGGTTTTTGATGAAAGAATGGGCAGCTAACTTGATGGTATCTTCTGGAAAGGTTATATAGAACTCTTTACCGTCTTGATTCCTGTAAATGGGTTTATTCGGGATGAGTGCCACCCCTAACAATATGCGCTGTTCTGCGTTGACCTCTGCTAATTTTACCTGTACCTGTTCATCCTTTTTCAAGGCAACGAACATGGATTCCATTGCAGGGTCCTGTACAACGGAAAGGGCGTAAATGCCTTTGTCTTTGTTTGGGTCAAATATTACTTCATAAATAGGGTACTCCATACATAAGGAACAGAAAACCCCTAAAAGTGGGGACTGCCTTATCCAAGGGTTGCCGTAGCTTCGATATTCCTGTCCAGTTCTTGATTTGTGGATACATCTTTTGAAACAACATAGGCTTTAATCGGTTGACCATTCTGTTGGTTCAGGGATTGGGCAACTTGGTTTAGCCCACCTTGTCCGATTAGGTTGAATGAAGGTGCTGTTGGGGCATTTGTACCACCTCCACCAGTAGGGTTGTCCCTTTCAAGACCTCCACCGCCACCACCTAACTTTGATATGGCTTTTGAAGCTGATAGTACGGATGATGCAATGGAAAGACCTGCCGAAGCTGTATTTATTGCAATCCAAGGTTGTCCCCCTGTAAGTGGAGAAGCTGCCAACGCTTTTGCATTTGCTATACCTGTATTTGATATTATTTTGGCTACCGATGCGATTTGCTCGACAACAATACCCGTTATCGCAAGGGCTTTGTTTTCTTCTCCCAATTGTTGAAGGAATTGACCAAATTGGATAGCAAGATTGGCTTGGGCATTTAGGATTTGTGCCTTTGCTTCTTTTTCAGCCAAGGCATTGGCAATCCTTTCTTCGGATTGTTCCTTTTCCAGTTCGGTTTGTAACTTGTCATAGTACTGACGAACCTCTGATTTTTGTTGCTCCGTTGCATTGAGTGCGTCCAGTTCAGCCAATTTACGTTGTTCTTCCAAGTCAAGTTTGGCTTGCTCGTCCTCAGCATCCAAATCCTCAATCTTTTGCTTGAACTCATCCCTGATTGCTTGGATGTCCTCCAATCTTTTAAGTTCAATCTCCTTTTCCTTGGCTGCTTTATCTTCCAAACGTTTTCTTTCCGCTTCATCTGCTGCCAACTGCTGTGCCGTCAATGCGGAAATCTGGGCAGTAAGAGCTTTTTTAAGTGTAAGGGACTTGGTTTCCAATTGGATAACATTTGCCTTTAACTGTGCTTCTTCCTTCAAATCCTCTTTTGTGGATTTTGATAAAGCATTTTCGGCTACTTTGGCATTGTACAACAATTGTGCTGTCTGGATTTCCCTAGCTGTTATAGCTTGTTCAATTGCTGCTGCTTGTTCTAGGAACTTTATACGTTCTTGGGTATTGAATTTCTCCCTGTTGGCTGCTTTATCTCGGAAATTAGCCACATCCCTATCAGCTTTGGCACGTGCTACAATTAATGCCCTTTCCTGTTTCTCGGCTGCTGCTCTTTGGTCGGCTATTTTCTGGGCTTTCTTGGCATCTTCGGCAACTTCCCTACCAAATTCCTTTACTTTTTCAATGGCTGCGTTAAAACCGTTTACAATTTCTTGGTTACGGGCTTTGATGACCTCCGTAGCTTTGATTACTTCTTCCTGTACCTCTTTCAGTTCGGTCTTTAATTGCTCGGCTTCTTCGGCATCTCCCGTAAACTCGTTCCACTTGACACGCATCTTTAAGATACCTGCCTCAACACCACCAGATAGGATAGTCCATGCAGAAGAAAATCGGTCAATCATTTGCTTTTTGATGAACTGGTAACCTTGGTTAAGATTGTTCTTGAAGTTATCCCATGCTTTACCAGGGTTTTCTATTGCAGAAATAGCTTTCTCACCAAAATCGCTGATAATGTCGGTAACGTTACCTAAAACACTACCAATGATACCCATGAGTTTAGCGAACTTGTTTTGTCCTTCCTCCGAAGATTTAAAAGCTGTAATTATACTACCAATAATGGTAGCCAAAAGACCTATCCCAGATGCAGCTATTGCAACACCAATACCCTTGAAGCCTTTGGAAACACCGCCCAAAGTACCTTTGAAGGATTTGAACTTTGATATAGCCCCACCAGTCAGCTTGTCGAGTACCCCAAAAGAACCTTCAAGATTACCTTTTATGTCCTTGGAAGCCTTATTGGTCTCTTTGGAAAGGTCTTTTACGTTCTTTTGTGCCTGTTGGGTCTTTACGTCAATATTTATCGTTTTCTTGATTGCCAAAATATGTGTCTTTTTGCTTGGTTAAGTGCTTGGGTCATTGATTTGGGAATGGCATTTCTGCCCTTGGCTATCTCGATTTCCTCGGATATGCCGTAGAAGTCTTGGGATTGTAGTATTTCAAGTAGAAGTTTCAGCATTATGCACAATTTTGGGTTTCAATAAAACTTGTACCATTCCATCTTCTTACAACAACACCATTGGAGTACCATCCAAGGGTTGCCAGTTCTCCGTCCGAATCCTTATAAAGCTGTGTTGCAGATGCAAAGCTTTCTCCCTGTGGTATTGCATAAGGACGGGTACTAAATGGAACACTCGAACCAAATTCAAGACAACAATCTTGGGCATCTATTACATCATAGGAAAGCATTACGGTATCGGTCAACAATGGATTATCAGATACAAACTGATATATGTCGTTCAACAAATCCAATTGTACTGTACCTGTGGTCAAATTGATTTCCATATTATTGATGATGTACCTAGTGTCCTTAATCAAAAGTCTATCGTTCAGCTTCAATGTCGAAATCAAGTGTTGGGGCAACTTAGCGGTATAACTGTACTTTCTTCGTTTTTGGGAAAATATGTCCGTAACATAATCTTCATAATAAAGCTTGTACAGGCTGTTTTCAATTAGGGTACTATCGTACTCGTCCAGTTCTGTATTAAAGACGGTACTATACTCCTTTGTAGTAAAGTCATTTACATGGGATGGCAAAAATGCCGTAGTGCTTCCCTGTAGTGAATTACTGCTTGTCCGTATGCCTACCGAATTACTAAGCGTAGTCCTTATTGCATAAAACAATAAAGGCTTGGGATTCTTCGGTGATTGGTCTGAACCGATTGCAGTACCATATTGGATATTGGTAAGGTTTCCAGTAGATATATCTGGTAGCCTCTCAAAGACCATGTTACCGAAACCTACTTCAACATTCAAGGGCTTTCCGTCCAGTTTGTTCCCGTTGGCATCTTTTAAAACCGTTTCAAGGTTTCCGTACTGGTAGCCGTTGATTTGGCTGAACTTATCTATCAATATTGTATCATCTTCCTTGAACTTGAAATTAACTTCTGATAGGGTATTTCCCTTGGCTACATCTGATTTTGATATATCGACATATCTTGTAATATCAACAATGCTTCCTTCATCGTACCAGTTGTCCAATGTGTTCACATAAAATGAGGTACTTGAAGTAGGTACAATCACCAAATTGTACATTTTTATCAAACCAGTAAAAAAGTCCTTGACCTTCATAGGGGAAAAGACCTTGGAAATTGAAATATCGCTTGTAGACGAAACCGAAGAAGCGGACAATACTTCTTCCTCAATAGTCACCCAAGTTCCAGACCATTGTTGTTTTCTAATGGTCAATTGTACATCATAGACCATGAAATCTTTGGATTGAAGGTAAAATGAGTACCTTCTGGTGAATGTCCCATCCTCTATGATTCTTGGGATAAATGTTGAATAGGTCGAAGTACCTGTTAGGTTCTCGTTCATCAAATTCAAAGTACCATTTTCGGTATCTTGTCTGAAAGTGCTGTACTCAACATTGTTGTAACTGGATTGTGGCGTAACAATCAACTGTCCTGTAACCCTTTGTGTACCATTGGGTATTCCAGAAAAAGCCGATGAACTCACTAAAGTGGTTTCGTAATAGTCGTCCGTTAGGTTAAAGATGTTATCGCCCGAAACATGGGTAGTAAAATTGATTTTGTTAACGGAAGATTCCTTTACCAATTTGCCTTTACTGTTGGATAACCATAAGTACAAATCATCCAACGGTGCTGTACCAAAGAAATCGTTTGAAAATGTTATGCCATAGGTACTTTGTATCTTATCAAGTATAGCCCTTGCTCTAATTGCTGGTTTGAGTTCCGTCCAGTCAATACCATGCTGTGGCTGTCCATCGTCAAAATGATAAGCAATGTTCAACAAATGTTCAGTATCGGTACTATCACTTGTGCTATCCGTAAAATACCATTGTCTGGTTGCTGAAATGAATGGATAAATTATGTCACGATTATTAAGTCCATTAATCATCCCATTGACAACATTTAAAGAATCATAAGTATGGTCATACTCCGAAAAGTCCAAATCGCTTAATTGGTCATCACCGAACAAATCAGATATGTTTACCAAGTTTCCGAAAAAGGTAATCTTGTAGTTGACTGGTCTGTTGTTCTTTTTGGAAACACTTTCCAATCTAATTTTACCTTCCCTGAAAGGTAGTTTTGAAATCTCTATATGGGATGCCTTTTTGGTTCTGGCATCGAATCCACCATCAATGTCAGCATTGTAAAAATGTTTGAAAATCCTGTTGTTGTTCTGGGTAGCAGGTACTGTGAAGCTTTGGGAGAAATCTGTAAATACCTTGCTGATGTTAGAAAGATTTTGCACCGAAGAATTTACCGTAATGTTTTCATCCTTAAACAAATCAAGACGTTGCCCTTCAATGTATATGTCAATGCTTTTGTTTGCCATTAGATGTTGTTGATTAAATCAAAGCTGTACTTGAATTCGATTTCGTGATTTATTAATTTATCTATGATTCTGCTCTTCCAAGAATATGAGGAAGTCTCGACATTGACAGGGATAGGATTGCCACCATTGACCAAGAAAACATGTTCTGATAATAGAAGCTGTCTTACTGTCTCGTTGTAGCTTTCTGGCAAGAATCCAGAACTTAGTTTTAGGCTCTCCCTGCCATTCTTATTGTAATCCTGATAAGTATGTTTGAACTCGTCATAATTCCCATTTTTAACGAAGTTGTTTTTAAAGCTTTCCTTGGTAATGGACACAGATTCTTTCTTGGTCTTATAGAAAGTGAATATTTCCCATGCCCCGTACTTGTTATGAAAGATTACATCTACTGGGGTATGCTTGCATTCTTCCTGTTTTTGAAGTGTAATTGTATTACCTCCTATTTGAACAATTACCGTGTCATTAAACTGGTTAAGATTGAACCAGACATATTTTAGTTTACTTGTAATATTGGTGCTAGGTGTCTGGCTGTATGGTGTGCCATCAACAATAACATTGGAATAAGTCCCGTCATTGATGAACGGAATGCAAAAGAACCCATTGGCATTTACATAGTAGTAATCATTAGCCAATAGGATTTTATTATCTGGTATGTCTGGGTTTATTCTTTCTTGGAAATACCCGTAACCATCTAATACCAGTTGCTGAAATACTTGTGTGTCACCTGCTGAGCCAATGTAATCCAAGGAATAGTTTAGACTAAGTATGTTGGCAGGGTCTGAATTTAATATGCCGAATGTTGGCGAAAACGGTGGTACATACTCAAACTTATCCCTCAACATATTGGAAATCTCAAAATCCAGATAAGTTGTACCTGCTTGCGGTCTATTCTTGGTTATGGTATAGTCAAGATTTGATAGACTGTTATCTGCTGTGCCAGTCTGTACCTTTAGATTCAAGGTTACTGCTGTTGTAGTCCCTAGGGTTACAGGGGCAGAAATATAGTATGGTGAACGGGTCAAAATCATTTTAAAGTCTGTTTTAAAAACTGTTCTGTATCGAGTGCAAATGCTGCAATTACTTCTTCGGGAAGCTGCTTGAAGTGTTTTTCAAAGGGTTTGGAGAAGAACAGGTTAGATTTAATTCCCTCAAAGAAAATTTTACGGCTAATCAGGAACTGTATGGACTTTCTGGACAAGAATCTTCCTTTGGCATCTTTTGGGGCTATGCCTTTTCTAACAATCCATTTATCGAGTGCCTTTAATGGTGGTCTTTTGTCCTTGTAACTGAAAGGTGAACCATGATTTTTCAGAAAGCCATTTACCCCCTTGTCTTGGTACTCCAAATAATCCTCACCTAAAAAGGAAAGACCAAATGATTTTTTTGAAACCGTCAAATCATAGTCGATTGACTTGGCAAGTTTTCCAGAAGTACTTTTCTTTTGTCTTTTTAACTCCTTCTTGGATTCCCTGACAACCTCTTTACCAAATCTGGTAAGTACCTCTTTTGTTCTTTCTGGGACTACCGTTAGCATACTGATATTTCGGTATTAGGTGTCTCCAATTCAAGTGTCATTTGCCATCCATCCAACAAGTTTTCATGTTGGTATATCCTTGGTTCTGGTGTGGGTTCATTGACTATGGTAACATCATCGCCAAACTTTGTAATCGACTTGTACAACCTGTTCAAAATGGCTAGGGTCGTGTTTAAATTGTCCTGTTTGTTATCATTCCCGACAAATTTGTCAGTCCTTGGGTTTTGGTTGATGTCCCTGATGTCCAAAGCGGTTATCGTAAAGGTGAACGTTATAGTTTGTAAGCCTATCACGGCACTTTCACATAGGATGTCCACGATTGGGTATATGTTCTTTTTGTCCAAATCAAAACTTTCCTCGTCCACGTTGGTAATCGTCTGTACCAATGGGTCAGCTTCCAGTTTGGTTTTAAGTAGGTCTAATACTTGGTAGTAGTTTTTCATCTTCTTTGGGACTGTTTGAATAATTGGGCTTCTGCCTTGGCTTTATCGGCTAGGAAACAAAGGTGAAGGAGGGCTGAATGAAGTTTTTTCCTAGTGATTTCCTTAATTCTGGTAAAATCTCCGTTAGTGAGTGTGATAATGGAGGTGTACCAACCCCATTTTGCTGCGAAATTGTCGTTAATCTCTCCTGAATTTCCTTCGTTTTCGCTGCTTTTAGTGAAGATTTCAGCGTATAGTTCAGTAAGTCGTTGCTTAAAATCCAAAAAAAAAGCATGGAAGAAATGACCGCATCAAGTGGCATACCTGCCAAATCGGGGTTTTCTTCTGCTCTATAGCGTTTTATCTTGTACTTGCTTCCTTTTTCTTTAATGATTGGACGGTACAAAACAGACATTGAAGCCACCATTTTTGACCAATCACCAAGGGAATTGTCCAAATCGATGTACTCCCCAAGGCTCATTTTGCCCAAATCGGGTATAAAACCATACTGAACACCGTTCAACTCAAACTTTTGCACCAATTTTGGTTCTTGTTCAAGGGTCTGGGCTATTGTGTTGGTAATCTCATTGAAATCACCCAACGAAATCTGGTCAATATCTTTAAGAGGTACATTACAGAAGATTTGTACCATTTTTTGACGGATGAAGGTTTCATCTTCATTGCCCTCGACAACTCGAAGGAATTTTTGGTACTGTTCAAGGGTAATGTCCTTTAAATCGGTAGGTACGGTTATGGTCTGTTTCATAACCGAATAACAAAATGGGGAAGTATTTGGAAGAAAATTAGACTACGGAAATATGGTACTGCCCGTAGTTTGGTTGTAGTTCAAAGTAAAATCTTAACATAAAACTATCCAGTATATCAGGAGACCTGTTAATTAACTTTTTGATTTCAGATTTACCCATAAATTTTACCTTTTGGGTGTCCAGAATCCTGTCAAACTTGACTTGTTGAAGTTCTTCGATAAGATTTTCTTGTAATTCGTGTGGTAAGTCTGCTGCAACACGGTTTTCATTAACCATTTGCATCATTTTATATAGGCATTCATCTTTAAGACTGGCAAAATTTTGATGTTGACCACCTCTTTTTGTTGGTCTTGCATTATTGATGAATCCCCTACAATTAAGGGCATCAACAAAGAAGCCACCAATACCGTTCTCATCTGCAATTGTATTGGTACTGTTGATGTTATATTTTGTTCTTAGTGTCTGAATTTTGGACACCTGTTCTTGTAGCGTACCTTTTTCAATCACCAAGGAATCAATGACCCTTAGTCCACTCCAAACAAGTGCAATTGTTCTGTCCGCACCTGCCCTAGCCACGTCTATGGTTAAATATTTTATACCATCTTCAACATAATTAGTAAAAAGCTTTTGGATGCTTTCATCTGCAATAAGTTGGCTTGTATTATCTGCTGCGATACCCAAGAATAGTTCTTGGAACTCTGCTTTGGAATAGTCTTTTTTAGCCTGTTCGATGGTCTCCATTGTCAAAAGACCTGCCTTAACGCCATCGTAACAATCAATTTTAAAGTACTCGTAGTTAGGTTCATCTTCTGATTTAGCCCTTTCGATTATTTCATTTACCCATCCGTGCGGTACATAGTTCCCTATCAGAATGGCAGGGGCTTGTGTATAGATAAGGGTACTACGTATAGCGTTCCATGCACTTTTCTTGGAAACTCTTGAAAATTCATCAAAAACCAAGGCTTGGGTATCAAAACCGTACAAACTTTGTTCGTTATCTGCTGAAAGAAACCTGATTACCGCACCGTTAGGGCAAGTAATGGTCAATTGGGTTTCATTGCACTTGTAGGCTTTCGACCCTGCAAGTCCGTATTCGTGTTTATACCTGTCGAAAGCGTTTTTAGCAGTCGAGTAAACAGGGGCTAACCAGAAATAGTTATCACCTGCTTTGGCTTCTGGTCTATGTGCCATCATAAAGAGCCACCACATACCCAAAAAAGTCTTTCCTATCTTGGTACTGGCAATTACTACACGGAATTGGGCTTTGGAATCAATTATGTCTTGTTGGTAGTAGGTAAGTTCAGGTGATTCAATTTCAACCTGCATTATTTAATGCTGATTTTTACCTTTTCTTCGGTCTTGACTTCCTGCTTTTCAGCCAATCCAAGGATTCTTGTAATAATGTTCTTTTCAAAAATATGTGTTGCCCCACCATTAAACTGGTCGGCTTGGCATTCTGCAACAATTTTTTGGGCGATGTCGTCAAATTCTTCGTACATACCCTTCGTATTATAGATATAATCCTTTACGTGTCGAATAATATTCTTTTCGGATAAGTACCCCCTAAACCCCATTATGGACAATGGGATTTCCCTTTTCAGTTCAACTACCTTATCCAATTTCGGATTATAGTGTTCAACTATTTTAGGATTTTCCTTGACCCACTTTTTGTACTCTTCAAAATATTGGTATAGTTTCTTTGGGGTAAGTATTTTTTTACTGCCCCTCCATTGACCTGTTTTTGGGTCTCTTATAGGTTCGTTCAGCATGATAGGTTAAGTTTGGGTTAGTTTTGGTAGGTATTGTATGCATTGTCGAGCATCGAGATATACTTCGTCCATACTCCTGAATTACAGCGTGAACATGGAGCAACTGCCATATTTAGAATGTCTCGTAAAAGCTTAACAATAGTTTTTTGTTGGTCTGGTGTAACTTTTCTGGTTTCTTTAATCGCTTCGGAAGTCTCGCCCCACAATCGGTACTGTTCCTCTGTAAAACAATTGGGCTTCATACGGGGAAAGAGTTTGTTTAGCACCTCTTTTCTTTTGGTGCATCCACAATCCCGTCCGTCCGTAAAGAACTCGACAACTTTTTTGATTCCAGTTGCCTCCGTAATCTTTTCGATGTCATCACCCAAGCCTTTGGAAATCTTTTTAGGCTTGTAATTGTTGTTCAAATTTCCTTGGGTAGTAAATTGTTGGTCTCCGATTTGGTACAGACCGTCACCGATTACTTGTACCTCTGTTCCTTCTTCATATTCAAAGGTTTCAAGAATTGCTTTGATGTTCTTTTCGTTATTGGTCGGATGTTTCGCCATTATGCTATGTTTTGGTATTGGGCTTTCAGTTTGTCCAAAGCCCTGTTCTTGTACATTCTTAATCTGTCCCTGCAAACTCCCGTCTCTTCTTGGATTTGCCTTTGTGTCTTTTCTTGGTGCTGTAACAGAACTTCCCTTTCTAGGTACGGGACTTTTTTTAAGCGTTTTTGCAGGGTCTTTATGGATTTTTCATCGTCTGTACCCTCTTCAAAATAATCTTGCTGCCAGTCGTCTTTCTGGCTCATTTGCCAGTCCTCAAAATCTTCATAATGAAATTCGTAACGCTTCTTTTTGTGGTCGTTATAGACCATATATTTCAAGAGACGGAAGCAATAACCAACGGTAATCGACTTCAAGGGCTTTAGCTTCTCGTTGGTCAGCCTATCATGTAGTTTCAGGTACATATCCTGAACCAAATCCTTTGACCTCTGTTCGTTGTCATTGGTCAGGAAATTTGCCATCTCGATAAACTTGTCGTGTTTTTTGGCAATAGCCGATAGGTTAGGCTTCATTGGCATAACAATTTTTGATTGATTTTGGAAGAATAAGACCCCAAGGCATTTACACCGTTAGGATACCTTGGGGAATGGTTATGGAAGAAGAATTTTAATTCAGAATGAAATTATCGGCTTTGATAATTGTTGTACCGTTTTCAGTAGTCCGAAAGCATTTTTTGATTTCTTGTAGTTCTTGTTTGAGTTCTTGGAAAGCATTAAGGATTTTGGTTAATTCGTATTTGGTCATGGAGTATTGATTTGGGTTTAGTTCAGTCCTGCCATTTGCAGCAGGGTATGTAATTCGTCTTTTGTTCTGAATCTTTCTTTGCGTGTACCTTCAATCGGCTTGCCTTTAAATGCAATGGAAGTGGTACAGTCTGGATGCACGACAATAGAACATCCTATAATGTTCTTAATGGTTGTCAGAAAGCGTTTGAAGTTCTGTTGGAATGAAAGTAAGTTCAGCACCTGTTCGTTGTTCTCAAAGCTTTCTAGCTTGTCAATGGGTCTTATTTGGGTCATTTAAAATTGTATTTTACGTTTTCTTCGGTGTCTCTTGTTCTTGGGTGTGGTATCTTCTTTCAGGACATATTTTTGGTATAACCTATTTCTCGATTTAGCCACGATATGCCCATTTTTTCTTAGTATCACATTTTTTCCATCTTGGACAAGGTTACGGGGTTCTTTTTTGGAAACCACCACATTTTCATCAAGTAGGTTACCATCTTCATCATAGTACCTAATTATTGCTTTTCTAATACTGCCCTTTCTCCTGACCTCTTTATTTTCGTTCATTTCAAAAAGGGGAAAATCAGGTGAGAGACTGTACCATTTGTCACTCATGCCAATACTTTTTTTGTTTCTGTCGCTGTCCAACCCTTGCACATCTTGCCGTGCTTTGTCATATAGCACATTATGGAATAGCTCAACCCATATTTTTTTCTCATATACTTGGTGGATTTGTCATACTCAACAGTACCGTCCGTATGGCGAAAGGTATAGGTCTTTGGCAAGTTGTCGGGGTCTGTTGTCCATCCTCCCGTAGTCTTTAGGTTTTGCTTATGATACTCACATATATTGGCTCTCTTGATACCAGTAAGCAATGAAAATTCACCATCGGTAACATTCTGTACAACCTTACCGTTCCAATGATACCATGTACGCTTAATTGGCATTGCGCTCTTGTCAATGTACCATCCGAACATACTACGGCTAGTTTCATTTACCAGTACATTGAAATTGATTTCCTTACCGTACCTTTTTCGCATCTCGGCACACGATTTGTTTTCTTCTATACGTCCGTCAATATGATAGAAAGTGTAGGTTTTTGGGAAATCCTCCATACTCATTGCCCATTTCTTTCCAATGGTCTTTCTGCTGTATTTATCGTTGACCAACTTGTTCACTTTCTTGACATCTAAATTGTGGGCTTTTCTAAAATCACATTGTGTACCTGTAAAGGTGCTGCCATCGATATTGTAAAAAGTGTATATCGTCTTGTCGGCTGCTGGGTGGTCGTTGCCCTCTACAAATTCAAGACCTCCCAATCGTAAATTGTACCCATTGTGAAAAGTGTCCAGTTCTGCTATCCAATGAATTTCCCTGGCATACATTTCATTTTCTCGTACAGTTTCCAGTATCCTGAACTCCCAACACTCTATAGGTGTGGTCTTGGTATCTTCCAAGATTTGTTTGTTACGGTGGTTTCCATTGGCAATACTTGTTAAATGGTGCTTTTTTCTTTCTTCAAAATCTGTGGTACATCCGATATATCCTTTTTCCTTTTCGGTGTTCCACAATAAATAAATCTTTGCTTCTTCCATGTTATTAAGATTTGGGGTTATTTAATTAAGCTGCTGTGTTTATTACATACTCTGTTTTGATTCTGCCATTAAAGCGCATTCTATCGAAGTGTTTCCTGATGGTCTTTTCTACCACATCGTGGTACTTATGGTGGTAACTGATGCTATCATGCTTGGTAAAGCAAATCACGTCCTGTCCGATAAGGTCATAGTAAATACCATCAATGAACAGTTTGGATTCCAACTTTTGGAGTTCCACCGCTACGGCTTCCTTACCTTTTTCCTGTTTCTGTTCCCTGATGTAATCATAGACCGCAGGGAACTGTTCCATAAACTCGGCTAGGATAGTGTTGTTCTTCGGTGCTTTTTCAGGGGACTTGCCAAAAAGAACCTTGAACATCAGTTTTTTTGTGGCTGCCCTGTCATCTCCAAAATCATCATAAAATTTTCCGCTTTCCGTCAATTCTATAAAATTGCTTACACCCTCTCCTTCAACTTCTTTGGTCTTTAGGATATGACCCAACAAAGTAGGCTGACTGTTCATTAAATCGCTCTCCCCGTAACCGTTGGTCAAAAGAATGATGTCGTAAAGGGGTTTGGCTAGGTTCGTAAAGTTTGTATCCAAACGGTTGTTGGTCTCATTACGCTTTGCATAAAGGGTCTTTACGGTCAAATTATCGACTGCTTGCTTCCAAGATTTCCCAACATAGTCCTTCTGTCTTGCAACAAAGAAGTCTAGGTCGGCAATGATTATACCGTAACCTGTATCTATCAAAGTCTTTCCATTAGACCTAGCTTCGTCTAAAGCTTGTTTTTTGGTCAGTACCCCGATTTTATCATATTGACCATCATCCCACAATTCCCTGACCGTTACTTCCTTGTACGGGAATTTTACCTCATTATCTATTTTATAATGTTGAACCGTAATAAATTCAACCTCTTTTTCAATACGCCTATAAAGCTTGGGGAATGGAATGGTAAGGGTGCGGAAGTTATTTGTAAAGGTTTCAAGTTCGGCAACATCTTGGGGCTTCTCCCCCCTTACCTTATAATGGAACGGTACTTTAGTCCAATCACCCTGTAACCATTTTGAACTGATACGATAGCCCAAGGAAACGCCCTTGCCCGTATCTTCATCACAATCAATAATGTGGTTATGTCCCAACCAATCTATGACCTTGTACGGCTCTTTACCCAATGACTTTTCTAAGTATTGCTTGGAAAGCTTTTTATAACTGTAAAAACCGTCCTCTTTCTCCTTACGGTTACTTTGGATAATGTACAGGGCTTTGAGCAACTTACATCGGTCAATGGGTTGCACGGCATTTGTCGGGTCGATGAGTTTCTTCCCCTTACGTTGACAGCCATTAAGGTAGTCCACCAACTTGTTGGGCAATAGAATATTTCTATAAACGGGATTACTTGCCATACGGTCATAGTTTATACCGATGGCATTTGGAAAGAAATAATTACCTTTGTGGTCTCACTTACAAAAAGAATTATTCTTATCCCTGCCTTTTCGGTGGGGTTTCTTTTATCCTATAAAATGTGTTTCGGGAAATCTTCGACTTGGGACAAGAAGTGCATTTCAACGATTACAAAATTACAAATAATATCCGAGAATTCAAAATATATCTACTGATAGTTTATTTCATCGATTAGCCCTTGTTATCATTGACTTCACAGAGGTTGAACCTATGTATTATAGGTCTATTTCGGCTAATCGAATGTTAAAATATAGTGCATTTCAACGAATATATTTGTTTATTTGTATTTTTTAACAGTACAAATATAATCTAAACTGGCATACAAAGCAATTCGGTCACATCAGAAATGACCAAAACGGAACGGCAGTAGGAAAATCGACAAAAAAAAACCCTATATACTCTCTTCTAACCTTATATCTATCTACTCTACCATATCAATCAATAACAAATAATAATCTATTTAATCTCTTGTGTAGTGGTGACCTTTTTTTTGTTAAGTACCTGATTATCAGACCTAACTTTTTTGATGCCTTTGGTGTGAATATTAGGGGGACATGTTCCTTTCAACGATGAAACCACATCAAAATATGTCGTTCATCGAAATGTTTTAAAAAACTTTCACATATAAAAGTTTTATTTATACATTTGCCCTGTAACATTCAAACAAAAATGAGCGAACAGGAACTACATGCAATATTGGTAACGGTCATCAAGTCAGAAATGAAGGTGCAGGGGATGAAGCAGAAGGAAGTTGCCGTGCAGGTTGGGGTAAGTGAATCCACACTTATCAGGAACCTAAAGGGCAAATCCGATTGGTCGGTACTTACTTTGTTGAGATTGATAGAACTGATTGGGGCTGAAAACTTCATAGGTACGTTTACCGATTACCTTGACAAATCAAATACACTTGTTGAGTACCTTCCTTTCTTGAAAGCAGGGGGTGTTACTTGTGCAATTCTGGTGGAGAACGGAAAGCACGTTTTGGCAACAGTTGCGGTCAGCAAAGAAGAAAGTACCATTTACCACATACTTTCAAAAGACGTTATAACGTTCTATGAAGGGACTTTGAAAGATTTGGTACACGAACATACCAAAACAAAGAAAATCAACCTTACAAAAGACCTTAACGTCTATAATATGCACTTGGGTATGGCAGGTGCGCAAGGTGGGGCTATGCCCAGATTGACAATAAAAAGAATAACAGAAATAAAAGGTACAACCCTCTAGTACCGTTTTTTAGAGGGGTCTCAAAATCTTAAAACAATGGAAAGAAATCTTAGCAAAGCCGAAAAGGAACATATCAAAAAAGAATCCGAAAGAATCTACAACCACGTAAAGAAGTTCTTTGATAAGCACGATGGCGAAGTGGAAGGTTACACAATTGATAATGCCCCAACATTGGTTGGGATGTACCTCAAAGTTGACCGTAACTTCAAAACTGAATACAGTGGTACAATCTATAAAGCCTTTTTGGACAAAGAGTACATCACAAAAAAACTTACGAAGGATTTTAAAGAAAGGGATTATGTCATTGAATGCCTACATAAACTTTACGATGAAACGTCATTTACCACTAGGGATAAACATTGGGTAAGGTCAAGATTGGACGATAAGTTCAATATCAAAGATGCGGAGCTGACCAATATCCTTCCACAATTCGTAAAAGAAAAGGAAATTGAAGTGGAAGCACGGAAGGAAAAAGAACGTGAAGAAAAGAAGCGTTTTGAATCAAAAGCAGAAAGTTATAGAACCGCTTTGGAAATTGCCAAAACTGAAAACGATGCCGAACTTGTCGAGTTGCTCCAAGAAAGAGTAAATCAAATCCTTAAAATCGAGTTAGAAGAAGTTTTCAAAAGTGGATGGGAATTTGAAATTAATCTTCTGGATTTTTTCAATACTGATAAAGAGGGACTTATTAATATACTCTACAAAGCTAAATTGAGTGATTTAAAAGAGGATAAGGTGATTCAGGAAGCTGTCCATGTCGAACCAGAAGAAACGCCAGTTGAAGCCGTTGTTGAAGTACCTGTTAAAGAAGAAAAAGTTGCGCAAGTTGTCAAGAAGCCCACAAAAAAAAAGAAAAACACGATAAAAAGAAACGGTACAAAAGTAAAGCAGGTCATTGAAGCTGCCCTAAAACAAAAACCAAAGGAAGAATGGTACAACAATGGTAAGATTGTAAAGTCAAAAGTTTATAGGGATTTGGCAGAAGGTGAAAACTTCAAAGCCCAGAACGTAAAGAAAGCCATTGAAAGACACTACCAAGAACCTTTCAATAAGTGGGCAGAACGAAGTCCAATCAAAACGGATTGACCAGTTATTTGAAAAAACAGGCATGAAAAAGGGCTGCATACAGAAGAACAGCCCTTTTGCCCTAATTGGTTTTACTCAGAATATATCACAAGTTATTGTTAGCTCTCCTTTAGTGGCTTCAAAAGGAACAAAGCCAAAACTAACTGGAATTTGCCCATAATAATCCATATCGAATTTCTTGTCAATTTCTCCTTCTAAAATCAACTCAGAGCCATCAAACAGAACTTTGACCTTCCCATTGACACTTCCCTTGACAACCAAAACTTTGTTGGTGTATCCAGTAATTGTATTGGATTTTGGATGGATGGTATCTATAACCTGTTTAGTAACATCTTTTATATCAATACTTCTTTCTTGCTTTGAACATGATAGTATTGAGATTCCTAAAAAAAATATCAGAATAAATTTATTATACTTCATGGGTCTATCTATTTGTTGCGACTAAACTTGAAGAATGTGTAGCTCTGCAATTTGAATCTAAATTGTTAAGTAAACGTAACCTTCCTTGCTTTCGTGCATCTCTAACAGCAATCCCTATTTCCGAAGCACTTTTATTCCTGTTTTCTTCAAAAATCTGTCTCCCAACGTGGTTGTTGAACAAATCCATATCTCTTTCCTTTCGCTGATGAGGATAGATAAATGCCTTTTCCTCATGGGCAGTGGTCAACCTTTGAGTAAGATATGAACCTAGCTTTTGAGATGCGTAAGCATTCCAAAGTGCATGTCGATAAGCATCCGCAACCCCATTGTACAAATCACATCGGTCTTTCGCTATTGACCTAGATACGTTCTGTGCCTGAAAAGCTGCTTTAAGATAGTGTCCTTGCTGAACAGCAGTCAATGTATCAAATATCCTCAATTCCGCTTCGGACATTCGCCCTCTATAGTCTTGGGCAAATCTTTGAAATGCTTTTTCCCGTGCGACAAGAAACATAAACACTGTTTGATTATTGAGCAAAAAATAAGGTATATGTCCATTCTCAATAACTGTAATAGTAATACCTGATTCTTCTGTATGATTGTTGTAATATGCTGTTAAATTTGTTCCTCCGCAGGTAAACTCTGGACATATACTTGTGGTGGTGGTCGATGCCCTCCCAGTTTTTTCTGTGGTGTGCCGTTCACGAAGTCCCAAAAACACTGCTCCATTTCTGTCGGTTATATAATAGTATTTTCCTTCCTTTGTCTTTCCATTATGCTGGGACACTTCTATGGCATGGACAAAGTAAGTGAATGGTTCTCCATTTATTTCAATATTGTAAGCTGAACTCGCAACACCAGGAAGATTTGTTTCCACTTTGGCAACCGTTATCATAGCTCCATTACTATCCTCTATTAAAACCTGTTCAATGGATGAGATATCAATATCTAGGTCAAGCCCACCTTTTCCACTGCGGTTTTCATAATCTTGATTTATTTCCTTAAAGGTGCTAATTGAGTTCTCCAAATCCACAGATTCAATTTCAGGGTCGAGAGTAGTCAACGAACCCTCAATTGAAAGAACTTCTAAATTATCAAGATTCGAAGCCTCGTTGGTAACATCTAAAGTATCTTGCTTATCGCAACTTGAAAGAATCAACATAGATGTTAAAAGAGTACCCGCAAAGAGTTTTTTGATTTGCATTTAATAAAATTTAAAGGTTAAGAATTATTTATTTCACTATGTAAAATTGTAAAAAAAGACGTTCATGTAAAAGTAAAAAATAACATTTTTTGTAGGATTTTGATTATCAAATAATTACTTGGTTTTAGAGCGTAAGTTTTAATCTGACTGGGAAATATTCCGCAAACCTATAACTAACAAAAGACTAGCTGACCAACTTCTGAACCTGTACAGCCTGAAACTTCTTTCCCCCTACTACTTGGTAAGGAATCCGTTATCGTTTTAATTTTTGGGCTATCTTGCCTATAGAAAATGTTTTGGATTGTGATAAAATTATGGGAGGGGCTTACCCTAACTGGTATTGTAGCTTTTATTATAGCAATTTGGCGATTTGCCCTCTTCTTAAAGGACAGGAGAGAAAAGAAGTTAAAAGAAATGCCTTTGGACGGAGTAAGCTATGAAAGCCTATTTGAAGAGTATAACGATTTGACACCTCTTCAAAAAAAGAAATTTACATCCAGCTATAAAGGGGTTAAAGTCGAATGGCATGTGACCTTCCATACCATAACAAGGACATACCGAATGGGTAGGTTGGTAAGAGTCATGAGTCAGCACGGTTTATTAAACTATGTCATATTCAAAGTCGATTTGAAAAAATTCCCAATAATCAAAAGTGCAAAGGAAGGTGATGCATTTATTGTAACAGGATTGGTTGATAAGGTGGAAGCCCGTACGGTAAATCTTAAACTCATTGATATTAAGAAAAACAAGTCGTTTATGTTTTAACACTTCCCAATCCAAAGACGATAAAAAAGCCTGATTTTGATGATTTCCGCCTATCAATCTGAAAGCCTGTTAACACTTTTTAACAAACATCTTTAAGTTTTAACGATTGCCCCTATTCTACTGGTATTGAAAATCAACTGGTTAAGTTTCTATTTTACATAAACATATTTATAATACAGGGTCTAAAACGTTAACATTTGGGGTCGGTTTCCTCGTGTGTATGTGTGGAACGTTGAATGGGGCTATTTGGTTTATCAATTTCCCCTTCCCCAACGATATAGAACGATGAAGAAAGTTTTTTAATCCATTGATTTTGTTGTGGTTGTGAATCGCTTGGATAAATAGGTCTTTCCTTGTACTTATATAGCCCGTATTGATATAGTCCCCTTATATGTAGTTATGGTATAGGTAGTGGATACTTATTTTATCTTTTATTGGGGTCTCTTGACAAATAGCGCAACTTTTTTCTTTGTTGTACCTAGTTATGTTTGTATAGAGGATTCTTTATTGATTGGGTATATGTTTTTTTGGAATCCTGCGCCCCCTCTGAAATTACAAGGTATATTCCTGCAACCTTTTTTCAATTGCCTTTAAAGTTACGTCCCTGCTTTTTTCGACCCTCTTTAGGTTCATGTATTCAGTACCCCGATGCTTGGCGTTGACGATTTGGATGTTCTTGTCGTCCATTAGGTACAATTCGGGTTCTATGGGCAATCTGTAATGTACTTCGATTTCGTTTACCCTAGCTTCCTTGTTTATGGTGACGATGATGTTCTTGATATACTGACGGATGTTCTTCTGCCTTTCCTCAAAGGGTATTTTCTTTGCATATTCCCCCCGAATGATTTGTTGAAACTTATCCTTTATGGGGTCTTTTCCGTCAATCACCGTGTAAGGTAGTTCATCTGGTTCTATATAATGCTCGTAGAATGGTTCTACTACGTTCTTTTGGATGTTTTCGATTATGTGCTTGTCCCCACTCAACGAATTAAGGCTTTCATTGATGTTGCCTTTCTTGATTTCCAAATCGGTCAGTTGTTCGTTCAACCTTTTGAACTGTCTTTGGTGTCTTTCCTTGGTATATGTGCCATCAGCCAAAAAATCGTCAATCCTGTCTTGGTTGGATTCTACTTTGCCAATTTCGGCTTCGATAGTGTCAAGGCTTTTCTTTAGTTCAGCCCTCTTTTCTTCATAGTCCCCTGAAAAGGATTCTTTGACCGTATCGTACAGCTTTCCGTAGATAAGATGGGTTAGGAAACCATCAAGAACCCTAATAGGTATGTACTTCTGTTCACAGGTGTTTTCTTTGTAGCGTTTAGAGGCACAGGCATAGTAGTTTTCAAGTTTGTGGGAGCGACCCGTTAAGGACTTTCCGCAGCCACATTGAAGTAATGGGGTCAGAAGGTATTTATGTTCGGTATTCTTGCCCCTAAGACTTCCTTTGTTGCGATTGATGAAGGACTTATTGGCTTTTTCCCACTCAACTGGCGGTATGATTATCGGGGCGGGGTAGATTTCATCGTGCCACTTTCTTTCACCTTTGTAGATTGGGTTTCTTAGGATTTGTAGGATTGTCCCGTTAGTCCAAGTTGAATCTGATTTGTTCGACACCCTTGTTTCGTCCCTGCCATTGTGAATGTATTTTTTAGTACCCTCCATTTTGTTGTATCGTGTCGGAACTTCGTTATCAATAAGGTAGTTTCTGATTTCTACCGATGTTTTGCCCTCGTTGATGGCTTTGAATATGTACCTGACAATTTTGGCTTCTTCATCATGTATAACAAGGTTCTTTTCTTTGTCCTTGGTGTAGCCATAGGGCTGAACCCCTCCGTTTACCTTTCCCTGCGACACCTTCAACCTCAATTTGTCCTGAATCTTCAAGGAAGTTAGGTCAACAAAGAATTCATCCGTGGCAGATATGATATTAAATAGTAGTTTGTCCTGTGGGTTGTTCCAGTCAAATTTCCCTGACTTAAAGTACAGTTCGATGTTCTTCTTTTTGACAACCGTTAGAAACTGGAACTTGGTATCATCGTTTCTATATAACCTAGATGAATCATAGGCATATACTGCTTTAATCTTACTGTCCTTATCGTTGATGTCTTGAAGCATCCTTACGAATTCTGGTCGCTTCTTTAGTTCCAATGCACCTGAACCAATTCCCTCGTTATAGATTTCATAGGGTACTCCCAACTTATCAGCCATTTCAATACCAAAAAGTTGTTGTTCCTCCAAAGATGAGGTATTTCTATCCTTGTTTTCCTGTGATTTCCTTGTGTAAATTGCTAACAT